AAAACCAGGCAGATCTTGACAACCCAGGAATCAAGGGGTATATTGAAATTACAGCATTCACGTTAAGACATTAGGGTTAACATCCATCATCTCAATCCAAGGGAACCCCGCTTGCAAGCGGGGTTTTCTTGATTAAAAAACAGGATTTCAGGAACCGGTGTTACCTTCTCAGGCACTTCATATAAGGGGAAAAGTTGCACAAACCCTATTTAGGGTATATATTTAAATGGATTACATTTGAGAGTGAAGGGTAATAAAAAATGGGTGATAAGGACAATCTAAGATTTGAGACAGTTATTTGTGACGATATAACCGATACGCGCTCACCGACAGAAAAAGAGAAGGATATGATTGAGTTCTGGCTTGTACATGACACATTGCGTTACTTCAAAAAGGCTTTTGATAAAGCACAACCACCGCAGAATATGACGATGTTCTTATGAAACAGCGTGAGGGCCAGCCACAACGACCAGGACAGCAATATCCGGACGAAGTAAAAGAAGAAGCATTTTTGTTATGGGCGACATACAGGAGTTTCAGGGATGTAGCCAAACAAAAGGGCATGCCGAGTGTTGGTACATTGGTAAAATGGAGTAAAGATTATAACTGGGAAGAGAAACTGAAAAAAACCCAGCAGGTAGTTAGAGTAACAGAGCTAGCAAATCAGGTACCTACAAGCCCACAAATACAGCAAATGCAGAAGGAACTATTGCTGGAAGTAGCCAATTTTAAAGAATTGGTGAAGATGGAAACGGGCAAGCTCAAACTCGTTAAAATGTGGCTGCAGTATATAATGAACAGTATTTCAAGGAGTTTAGTAGAAGAGGCAGAGAGCCTTAAAAAGATAATGAGGTCAACAGAATCGAACGCTTACGGACAGCCATTGGACGATAAGGGTGAAGTAATAGAGTTAAAGAAAAGCCCGTTTATGCCATCCGACGCAAAAGAGGCGATCAAAGTATTGCAATTCCTCTCTACGGAAGAGCGCCAGATAAGGGGAGTAATGGCATTTCCGGAAATGCAGGTTGGGGCAGGCAGTACGAGTGAGATAGACGATAAGTTGGACCAGATAGCAAATGATGATAAACTTTTGGGAGTGCTCTCAGGACTTTACAAACAATTGGATGTAAAGGATGAACAGAATAAGCTTAGCGGAGTCTTCGATTTTAAGTCCGAGCCTTAATCCACAAATAGCGGATAAGCTAAGACAAAAACACGAGGATTCAGACGCAACAATACAGAAATACCATGATCTACTCAGAGGTTATGGTTTAACCAATACAACGGATATAAGCCGCGCATTGGGAAGGCTGGCGCCCCGCATCGTAATGGAAAACCGTGATGTTGGGTTTTTTGCAACATATTATATCCGACCGTATGTAAGGGACTGGATGGCAGTACCAGCAAAGCATGACGAGGTTTATGAATGGTTAAAAAGTTTTAACAGGCTGTTGTTAGAAGCGGCGCGAGATTTTTCGAAAAGTACCATTGCGAGTTTGATCTGGCCGCTATTTAAGATAATCACAAACAGGAATATAAGGATTCTGCATATAGCAGGGTCAGGGAATATGGGTGCAAAGTTCAGCCGTTATGTGGCATGGCACTTAGAGCATAACGAGCGGATGATAAGGGATTTTGGGCAATTCAGGGACCGCAAGAGTGTATGGCAGGAGCAGAAATTTTGTGTCATACGGCCTACAGAGCAAAAAGAGCCAACATGGCAGAGTATAGGTTGGATGTCGGCAGTAGTTGGTGGCAGGTATGACTTGATAATATTGGATGATGTAGAAGATTACAGGAATACAAAAAATCCAGACGAACGCAGGCATAGGCTGACATGGTTAGAGAACGATATTCTTCCCATGTTAAAAGGTGGGCAGTTTATAGTTGTGCAGCCATATCAGGGGCCGGGCGATTTACACCGGATGTTAAGAAAAAAAGAGGTATTTGAATTTAAGAAAATACCTGCTTACAATGATAAAGGTGAAAGCACTTGGGAAACGAGAATGCCACGCAGAGCGTTACCGGAATGCCCACACAAAGATAAACCGTTAAAAGCATTTCCATGCGAGCAATGCAGTGAATATTGTACCAATCAGGCAAAGAAGATTATATGTGGATATTGTAGAGAAAATTGTAAAAAATGCCCTGTACTGGATATACCAGATATTGTTTGCCTGACATATAAGGAAAAAGAAGTTGGCAGGATAATGTTTCGGCGGCAGTATCAGCTGGATGAAGAGGTTGATAACGAGAAAATATTTACTGCAAGCAGGGATTTTAAATGGTATAAAAAACTTCCTTTTGACAGTTACAGGGTGGTGCATGGCTACGATTTAGCGACAGGCAAAAGTGAGGAAGTATGTGGATTTGGTTATACCAGACTTTACATAAGTAATAGTACGGGCGAGATTTTTGTAGAGCATGCAAAAAGGTATAATATAAAATTCCCTGCTCAGGTGAGTTTTTTAATCAATATACATCAGGCGTTCAAAAAAGATACGACAGTACACGGCATAGAGTCAAATGCCTATCAGGTTGTATTGGCGCAGTTCATAGCGAGTATAAGTACAATACCGGTAAAAGAGGTAATTACAACCCAGGATAAAATAACCAGAGCGATAAATTTAAGCGTATTTTTTGATAATAAACGCATATGGTTAAAGGGTGGCGAAGCAACAGCGGATTTAGAGGACGAGCTTGAAAATTTTGAGGAATATGGGTTAAGGTATAGAAAAGATGTATTTGACAGTTTTTTCATAGCACTACAGGCAGACGGAATACGTGGTGAAAATATCTTACAAGATGCAAGTGTAGTTGCGCATGTAGTAACAAAAATAGCACCTGACATATCCGAAGTGCATAATATGAAATCAGCGTTAAACTATGTAAAAAAGAGTTCTGTAGGTGAAGGCTTTGAGGATTTTGGGCAGGGCGGTGGCGGCATAACAAAAGGGCGCCAGGGAATATTATCATTATCATGGTAAAAAAGGAATATACACAAAATGATTGAAAATATATTTGATGGGCTCGGCTTACCATTATGTAAAACTGCACTACCAGTAAGAAAGACTTATGGCGCGGTAAAAACAGGTGCACCTTCTGACCCACTGGTAGATTCCTCGGGCCAGATAAAACAGCCTAAAGGGGAATTAAGCCCACAGGATAGAAGTACAAGGATAATCACTAGCACGATAGATTCGTTTATGCGTAAGGAGGCTTATGTAAACCCCGATACATTGGTGGGCAGGTATGGCCTTCCCATCTATAAACGCATGGGTAACGATGATCAGATAAAAGCTGTAATGGCAATGCGTAAAACGGCAATCATGGCGGCACCTTGGGTATTAAAACCTTATTCAGAGAGTAGCCAGGATAAGAAAGTAAGGGATTTTGTTTATTGGGCGTTAACTGACGGTCTGCAGGGCATGAGTTTTTATGATATTCTGGAATCAATGCTTACAGGCATGGATTATGGTTTTGCAGTAGGTGAATGTGACTGGTATGTACCTAGTTTTGGCGAATATAAAAATTCATGGGCGTTAAGGATGTTAAAGGATATTGACCCTGAATACATAGGGTTTAGAATAGATGAATACGGTGATTTACGGCCTGACGACGGAATAGAGTTTACTCCAAGGTCGGGAACAAAGGTTGGGATTCCTCCGGAAAAATTCCTTATATACACTCATAACAAACATTTTGGTAATTTTTATGGCATCAGCGAGTTTAAGGCAGCATATAGGTCATGGTACGCCAAAGATGTGATCATACGGTTTTATGCAAGTTTTCTGGAAAAGCATGGCACTCCAATGACGTTGATAAAACATCCGCGTGGTTACCCACTGCCAATGCTAGAAGAGCTGGATAACTTTTTGAATAACCTGAGTCATGCACTTGGAGTAAGAGTAAGTGAGGATATAAGTGTAGAGTTTAAATCGGGCATGCGTGAAGGCGGGTCAGGCGAGCCGTATATGAACGCCATCAGTTTACATAACACGATGATAAGCAGGAGTTTGCTTAGTTCGGACCTTGCGGGCTTTACCGAGATGAAATACGGGAATAGAGCGTTGGGCGAGTCACAAGCAAAGCCGTGGATATGGGCAATAGGGGTATTCAGAGATAAACTGGTTAATAGGATAATAAATTACCAGTTAATACCAAGGATGGTAGATTATAATTTTGGCGAAGTGAATGGATATCCCCGTGTAGAGTTTCAGGAAGTAGAAAAAGAAGATATAAAGACAATGGCAGATGTATTTGAAACTTTGATCGGGGCTAAGGTAATTGACAATAAATTAGCCGATGATGTGAATTTTATGCGACGTAAAATTGGGTTGGACCCAATAAAAATACTTCCTGCTGAAAGGGATGAAGAAGAGGCTATCAAAATATCAGGTGACGATAAAACAGTAGGTGAAGGAGAGGTTGTAGCTGATCCCACCGCAGAAGATGACAGTAATAATGGAAAAAAGGCTGCTGATGAACCTGTAGAGAAAACTGACGATAAAACCAAAGAAAAAAATAAAGAGAAAATGTCTAAAAAGCAAGAATTGAGCAATATAGGCATTGAGCATATTGACTTTGCGGGTATTGACGGCACTATAGCAAGGAGCCTAATAAGTCTTTCAGAAACGCTTTATATTTATGGTGCCGAGCATCAGCAAACTCTTGAGAAAGTGTATGCTGATGAGAAAAAAGCGTTCTCTACAAAGTTGCAACTGCCAAAAGTAGCTGAATTTAGGGTATGTATTGAAGATATATTGCTGAATATGTATGGGACTGGCGTGATTGATTTATGCAGTGAAGTAAAAGTATTGCTTAATAAGGAATGGCGAGTGCCCGAATCCCGGGATTATTTGGTTTTACGCAAGCACGCAAACAAAATAGTGCGTGAATCCATTTATAGGATGACAAACCTTGTTGAAGCGGGGAGTCATAAGGCTTTTTACACAATGAAAGAGCAGGTATTGAAAAACAGTGGTATCTCAGCAATAATGGAGATTTACAATTTAGGCAGAAAAAGAGCCATCCTGGAAGCAGGCACAGATTTAATCCCGGCCTTCCAGGTAGAAACCCGACCTGACGATGCTAGGACGGAACTGTGTGGAATGGCGCAAATACCAGTATTTATGGCGTTAGCACCGTATTTAGAGGCGTTTTTACCCCCATTTCATATGGGCTGCAGAAGTATCTTAAAAGGTGTTACAATGGCAGAATTTACCGCTAAAAACCTTTTATGTTTGACTGATGATATAAAAGAGTATGCAAAATTTGCGCTCAAGTTTGCAAAGATGATGCCAAAGCAGTATTTTAATCAAAACAGGAAATTTATTGATGCCACACCAAATGCAAAGTCAGATGTGCTCATTTCAGTAAATCTCTATAAAAATGGACAAAATAAGAAATAAATTATATAATTTAGCCGTGGAGGTCATTTAAATGCCTTTAGTAACACCCAATACGGGAGAAACAAAAGAAAAATTCATGAACAGATGCATGGGCAACTCTGGCATGAATAATGAATTTCCTGACCAAAGCCAGCGCTATGCAGTGAGTAGAAGTATATGGGAGGATAAGAATTTTTGGACAATGCCAGCCACTATAGAAACATATGCAAAATCGAAAAATGTTTATGCTACAGATGCACCATTTAATTGCGAGTGTATTGACTGTGGACATAAAATGGTTTCGGAAACAGCACATTGCAATGAACTGAAATGTTCCGAGTGTGGTGGGCAAATGCGAAGGCAGAACAGACCTGGAGTAGGGCAAAACGCCTTATGGCAAAATAACGCCCCATGGAATTTGGTTGATCCTAAATTTTTGGAACTGCACGATTTTAGCCCCAAGGCAATGGCGTTTACTGACGAGCCGCTTACAAAAGGACTGACAACTTTTGATCCAACCATTCCTCTTTTAAGAAAAAGAGTAAATTTTAAATCAAAGATAGTCCGAATGGAGCGTCATGCGGATAAAATCTTTTTTAATGGTGTTGCAATGACACCAGGAACGTTTAATCAGACGCCTTTCACCAAAGGGCCTCTGAGAGCGAGTATTCCATTTTGGCAGAATATACCGCTTGTGATAAACCATGAGGACGAGAAGGACCCCCACACAGCAATCATCGGCTACAATATGCGTGGATGGTGGCAAACACAGAAGGAAGAATTATGGTTCCAGGCGTATGTAGATGACAGGGATATGCTAAAAGTAATGAATAAAGATTTCTTACCCGCAGTAAGCCCTGCACTCATGCTTTATTTTAACGAGCGTGGCGAAGTAGTTGAAATAATGCCAACACATCTGGCACTGCTGATAAGTTATGATCCAGCAAACCCAGTTGCGGGTGTAAGAGAATTGGAGAATTAAAAATGTTTATACATGATCTATATGCTTTAAGCAAAGCATCCGAGATTGAATCTGCTAACCCAGCAGCACCCAGCAAATATGTGGAGTTTAATTCTGAAACGCCCATGGTAGCTTTGTTATTCCCTAAGTCAGATGTAGTTGATACAAAGACCGGAATTACGAATGACTCCATGGAAGGCACAGTACCGTACCTGAGTTTAGTAGATAAATTCATAAAAGCTACTGAAGATGAAAAAATAAAGGAAGAAATGTCTGGGATGATGAACCAGGTCCGTAAAGAGGGCAAGACATTAACTATACAGCAGAAAAAGCGTATATTTGAACTTGCTCAAGACGAGTTTAACACGCCAATGGGCTATCCTTTCATGGATACACAAGGCAAAGTGGATTATCCTTTTGATTATCCTAATATGCCGTATCCGACTCATGCCAATACGCCTGAAACGTTCAGAAACATGATTTTCAAGGCAATGCAAGGCACTGATGGCGACCGCCCGCATTCACTGGTAGCAAGTGCTGTATTATCACTTATACCTCAAGATGATACGGCATTATACAGTTCATTATTCAACAGCCAGTATCCCTTTATGGAGCGACTGGGTATGTTTTCCCCAATGCGGCCACATATGCCAACATTGCTAAAATTTTCTGAAAAGGGATGGTTTGACGAAGATCCTATGAAAGCGGATTATATGGATGTAGTGCGCCTGGATATGACCAAGCACAAACTAGCCATTAAGGTGCCTGTAAGTCCAACAGCAACGGATGCAAATGAACCTACCTCCCTGACATTTATGGATGGACTGCATCATGCCTATAAAGAACTGGCAGATGTAATGATTGATGATAAGATTTTTGCTGAAAATATAGGCGCAGTTGTTTTCCTGCCAACAACAGTAGAAAATCTTGCATTTGGGGCAGCAATAGACCCCAAGGAATATGTAACTGAAGATTTAAAAGATATTGAAATAATGGCAGTAGGCGAATTTGTTGAAAGCCATGGCATTAAAGTAGCTGTAACGGAGGATATGCTTGATAGTGCAGCGAAAAATTTTAATGAACTGGCAGCAACAATTAAACCCCCATTAAAACTGGGGCATAAACCATTTACAGATCCGGCTCAAAACGGTTATCCAGCATTTGGATGGCTGACAAGAGTTTATAAGAAGGGGATAAAACTTTTTGCGGATATAAGTGCGGTACCAAAACAACTTGCAGACCTAGTAAAAGTTTCTGCATATCGGAGAGTGTCGTCTGAATTGAAAAAGTTAAAGCGGGCAAACGGGAAATCCGAAAGCTATATTACCGCTTTAGCGCTTTTAGGGGCAGACATTCCCGCTATTAAAACTCTGGCTGATGTGGCACCACTATACCGCCCAGCTGATGTAGCATTTGCAGAGTATTGTGGAGAATTTGAGGAATGTGAGGATGTTCAAGTACATCTTTTTGGCGAAGTTGAAGCACAGATAGCAATTTACGACAAAGGCTATGAAATGTTGGAGGCAGTAGTACGCTTTTTTGAATCAATGCAACGTGTTGCTCTTTCTGGAGAAAACACTGACACAGAGAAACAAAGTCGCGGAAGAGTCCTGCTTTCTGATCTCCATAGCGCTGTAAACAGGATTGCTGATTCTGTACTACTGACTTTTTCAGAAGATGATGATATTGAGACAATTACTAAAACCGTGAATGATACTACACCGAAAGGAGGCGCTACAATGGAAAAGCTTTTTGAGTTCTTGCAGAACAAATACAAAGCCAACCCTGTAGTCGCTGCAATGACGTTTTCCGATGTCAATCTGAAAACACTGCAGGACATGGATACAGACACAATAGTCAATGCAACAGTATTGGCAACTGAGAATGCTAATTTGAAGGCAACCTTTGCTGAACAGGCAGCTATTGAAGCAACCAATCGCATCACTGGTGCGACTGAAGCTCTGATAGTATCAGGTAAGCTCAAACCAGCGCTCAAAACACAGTTCCTCGCACTGTGTGAAGCCCTTGAAGGTTCCGAACTTACCTTTGCAGAAGTTAAGGATGGTAAGACAATCGAAACCAAAATAGGCGGTTTTCAGACGCTTGTGGATGTATTTGACAAGGCTGACGTTCACGCTGCTTTTAAACCTGTTAAAAAGGGTACAAAGGACAGCGATTTTTCCGAACTAACAGGAACTTCTAAAGAAGCCACATACGAAGATGGTAAAGCTGTCGCCCTTGAGATTAACAAATCTCGCGGCCTTGTAAAATAGTAAAACCACCACTCTTAGTATTGTGTAATCATTAGGATGTAGAATGCGATAATCGCAGAAGGGAGATTCGATATGGGTATTCAGAGAAGAATACAGCCCACCGAAATCAATGAGTATAAGTTGGGTGGCCCTTTCGGACATAAAAACATTACTGTTAAACCGAACGCCAGCGCAGAAATCCTTGAGGGAACTGTTGTGGCGAAAAATACCGTTACCGGTCTTTATGAGCCTTATGACTCAGGCGGGTCTTACGGTCTGGATGTTCCAGCACTTATTCTTGACTGCCGTATTCCAGCTGACGCAACAGCAACACCTTTCAACCTACCCTCTAAAGCATTATGGATGGGTAGACTGAACAAAACCACTATCTTTTGCAACGGTGCATTTGGTGCAGATGCGACAACTATTGCCACATTGAAATGGATCTTTTTTGATGTAGGCACCAATCCCTAAAATCCTGTTATGTTTTTCGTACAGGTAAAATTTTAACCAAAAGGAGGAATTCCAATGGGAAGCGCAAAATATCCCACTCTAACCGATGAATTTTTGATGGGCATTGTTGATGAAACTTTCCCTTCAAGACAGCTCATTGGTAATAGTATCCTTCCTTGGGCTGATACCATGACAGAGATTGTCAAATGGGACGTCAAGTATGGTGGCACAAAATTAGCACGCTTTGTTGCTAAGGATGGCCCCGCTAACGTTATGAAGCCCAAGCAGGTAGCACAGCTTTTAACCCGTCTGCTTTTTGTAAGAGAGAAATCAGTCCTCGAAGAGTCTGAACTTCTTTATCTCAGAGAGCTTGGCGAACAGGATCCACGCAAAATAGGTTACTCGAAGAAAAAAGTAGGCGAAAGGCTTATGGACCTGTCCAGTTCAATCGACCTTCTGATTGAATGGTGTCAGATTAACGCTCTTCAGGGGAGCTTGTCTTACTCCAGTGACGATGTTTCAATAAATATCGATTACGGTTTCAGACCCAGCCACTTTGTCACTCCTTCAGTACTCTGGAGTAATCATGCGAACGCTGACATTCTTGCTGACTTTGACGCTATTCAAATTCAGGCGCTTGATGAAGGCGCACCGGTAATTACCGAATGCATCATGAATAGCAAAACATATCAGCATATTCTGCAGAACCAGAAAATACGTGACCTTTTGCGGTATCAGAAGGGTGAAGGCATTGTAACCAACGGTGATATCCCCGTGGTAAGACGTGTAAAGATTACCACATACGATGTAACCTATGAGGATATTGCTGGAACCACTCAGAAGATGCTTGCTGACGGTAAAGTTCTGTGGATGGCAAAAAACGGTCCTCGTAATGAGTCCATTGGTAAAACTATCCAGGGTCCTTCCAAAACCAATCAGGGTATGCCAGGCCGTTTCTCTAAGTCCTGGGATACTGATGATCCCGACGACACATGGGTACTTGTAGGTCACTACTTTGTTCCCGTCATTCTGTATCCTGACTGGATTTTCGTAGGTACAGTTCTGTAAGTTTTCTGTGTAGAGTAAAAAAATTTTTAGCAGGGTGGCTTCTTTACTGGGGTTGCCCTGCATTATAAATAAGGAGAATGACCATGGTGCAAAATGAATTAATTTGTAACAAAGACGGACTGCTAGTCAGTTCAATAAATAGAAGGTATATGGCAGGCGAAGTTATTGAAACATGTGCTGATTTTGAGCGTGAAAGCATGCTTAAAAATAATTTTGCCGTTTTAGCTGACCCTGAGGACGAGAATCTTGAATTATCTGGACTTGATAATTCAATACCTGATATTTACCTGATTGGCGGGGAGAAGATTCCCGGGTTGCAGGAAAAATTGACAGTACCAGATGAATCGGGCCTTTTAATCAAGACAGTTGCAGATGAAACACCCAAAACAAAAGACAACACCAAAGATGATAAGCCGGTAAAGGCTAAAGTAGCCATAGCCCATGTATGTCCAGGTTGTGGACGTTCTTTCAAATCAAAGCAGGGTGTAGCAGCGCACAAGCGTGCGTGCAAAGGTAAACTGGGTAGTAACATAAGGGGTTAAGGTCATGCCGGTTCTCAAAGGCAAAAGTTTACTGATAGAAACTCTGAATCTGTAGGGGGGTCAATCTGGGGAGATATTGAATCAATCCAAACATAGCAAAGCGGAAAATTCTATTCAATATAAAGATTTTAGAAATATAGGAGGATTACATACAGATGCCAAACTTCAGAACAACAGAGCAGATAATGAATATTGTGGCTGATATAGCCAAGGGTGCTTTCAGGGTAACAACGGATTTGCTTTATCAGTGGGCAGGAATAACAACTGATGCCACGCCAAAAGAGATTTTCCTTGAAGCCACGACAAATAGGTTCCCAATGCCCTTATCAAGCACACTTACATTCAACATAACTCTAGCAGGTATGGATAGAGTAACAGGGGATGCTATCACAGCGCACTTTGAAGGTTCCATTAAGCGTACAGCTGCCGGAACGGTATCATTCATCTCAGGCTCATATACAAAGTCTATTACCAAGGATGATGCTACATGGGATACTGAAATTATTGCTGATGATGTAAATAAAGCTCTTGTACTCCAAGTAACAGGTGATGCAACAAATGCGGTGGATTGGGCAGCGGCTGGCTCGCTGGTAACAATAAATATTTAAGTTATTTTATGGAGGAATTTAAAATGAGTAGAACCAATATTATTGTATTGGCGTTAATCATACTTTTTGGATTCGGACTTGCCAGTGCAAAGGATATATATGGTGATTATGTATTCATAAACCAGACAACCCATAAACAGGGCATTAAATTTGGTGATGATACCACCCAGACAACTGCTGCGGGCAGTGGGACGGGTGATATAATTGGCCCTGCAAGTGCTACTGATAATGCTATAGTTAGATTTAATACTACGACTGGCACATTGGTTCAGGACTCAGCGGTAATAGTAAATGATA